TTTGATCCCCCGCCTGTAGAATCTTGTCGAGATTTGCCTCACTCATGGAATGGAGCCTCCAGACCTAACCGTTCGACAATTTGCTTTTCTATCACCTCTCTCAGCAGTTGAGATTTAGCTAGCTGATGCCGCGCAATATAATTCAGGGGTTCAGAGCGATATAATTAAAAAAAACGCCAATTGCGTAATGTATAACGCAATTGCAGTATCCATAATGCCAAAAACCACTACCTCAAAACCACGTCTTCGTACAAAAACATAGGCCAGCAGGCCGTCACAGCAATATCAAGTAAAGATTCACGCAAGGTGTTTTGCTGCCCGTTGTTACGCACAATACGCTGTCCAATCTCGATAAGCATGCCATATATCAGACCGCTTAAACTGAAAGCCAGAATGCTAACCCACAATGGCGATCCGATCATGGCTGTAATACAAGTGGTTGCCAGCGCGGTGATGCAGCCGATCGTTGGGTGACGGTCGGCATGGTGGTTCTTATAGTGGTCTATAACAATCAAGCCGCTTCTCCTTGTAGCGTTGTCTTATACCCACCCGCATCCAGCGTGTGCGTCACAGATGTGGCGTGATAATTGCCATCAACCCCCGCGCGGAATCCGGACAGAGCCAGCGGCGAGCCGGAAGCGATCAGGGCATTGCCGGGCATGGTGAGATGCAGTGTGGTCGCGCCACGGTTTAGCGCGGCCAGCCGGGCGGCAGCAGCTGTGTGAGCCGCCTGCTCATTGGCGAAGCTACCCGGCACGCTGGCCACCGGCACACCGGACGCATCTCCCACCCGTACCGGCACGCGCTTGGCGCTGGCGTGATCGTGGTAGTGCGCGATTGCAGCGACATACTTGCCGCGATCCGCCAGCGATGCGCGCCACGTAGTCACGCCAGCTGGGGCGATGGTAACCTTATCCAGTACGCGGCCTGTGGCGCTGATGGGCGTTCCTCGCTCAACAAACAGCAGATAATCGCGCACCGGCTTGCAGACCGCGCCGTAATCGCTGGCCAGCCGTGTCAGAAAATTCAGATCGGACTCTTCGCGCTGATCCAGATGCGGGATCGGGGCACCGATGGCTGGCGGATTGCCCGTGGCATACTTGTCCGCCACCCGCGCCTGATAGCCGTGCTCGTGCGCGATGGTTTTGCAGATGTCGGCAATGGCGATGTTGTCCCATGCGCGTGTTTTGGCGCTGCGCAACGTATCTGCCTTGCCGCCTTTAGTGGGTTGTCGGGACATATTGGCGGCCTTGGCGCTGATCGTCAGCGTGTCAGGGACGCCAGCCAGCTCGATCTCATCCACCGTCCACTTGCCCATATCGATCAGTCCATCCTCCTTGTACCCAAGGCTGATCGCCAGCTCCGCGCCCGTGCGTGGCAGGCTGATGGCGTGGTCACGGTCATCCAGTACGATCTTGACGCTGTCTGAAGTGTTCCCCGCCTGATCGGCAATGGTGAGGCGGAGCAAACGATCGCGGATCGCAGCGGTGAGGTCGTTGCCATCGGCGCTGATCGAGAAATCGGGCGTGAATGCGCGCATCAATCCCACAGCCTCACTGGTTGCGATGGCACGGTTGGGGCGGCCAGTGCCGGTAGGTTGATGATGACCCCGGCCGGCAATACGGAGCCATGATCTGCCAAGCCGGGATTGGTATTGAGCAGATCCACCACGGCCGACTCACGGCCATAGTGGCGATAGCAAATGGCGTCGATCACGTCGCCCTGTTTTGTTCGATATTGCGTCACTTGTCGCCCCCAAAGAACTGCAGGCTCATGCGAAATTCGACTTTGCGCGGCGCACCACCGGCAACAAAGATAGTGCCGGTCTCCTCGATGCGCTTGATAACCCAATCACCATGCACCTCGCCGACCTGCCCCTTGGCCGAAATCAGCGTCAGCGGCTTACCAGCGGCAGCGGCTTTGCGCATCTCAGTGACTTGATCGCCGGTTTTGAACTCGGCCGGATAGATCACGCCGGATAGATCGATGGTCTCGCGCCCTTTGCCATCGTACTGCATGGCCGGATCGCGCCCGATGCGTGACTGCTCCTGCCAGCGATATTCCGAGACGCGGCGCAGCTCCTGATAGGCAGCCGTGTTGGCGGCAAATTTGTACTGACCGATCGCCATCATGACTTCATTGTTGATCGCCACGTCACCCACCCTGATAGTCAAACAGCGCGCCGCGCGTGCGGGCAGCATGTTCGCGCTCTTTCTCGGCCAGCGCCTCGGCGACTGCCTGCTTTGTCTGCTCCGGATCACCGCCCTGCACCGTCATGTGCAGCGTGTAGCTGGCGCGGTTATCCTGATGCACCACCGCAGGCGATGGTGATGACACCGCTCCAGCGGGGCGGACGGCCGACAGATCAGGCAACGACGCAATCGCCACCGGCTGAATCAGCGGCTTCGGTTGAGCCATCGCAGGCGCAGTGGCCACCATTGTTGCCGCCAGCGCGGCAGGGGCGGCTTTGGCGATGGCCGGCTTGTTGTCGGATGAAAAGAGCGAAGCCAGCTTGCCACCCAGCGCATCCCCCCCGATGCCGCCAAGAATAGAGCCGATCAGGCCGCCGACCGCCGTGCCGATGACGGGCACAACGCTGCCTATGGCTGCGCCAGCCGCGCCGCCGGCCAGAGCGCCGCCGATGCCGCCGACATCCTGTGTGATCTCCGCGCCCTTGTTTTTACTATCGCCCAGCAGGGTTGATGCAATCGATATGCCCGCAATGCCTGCGCCAATCAGGCCTCCCTTCCCTTTCAGGAAGCGGCCAGCGCCCTTCAGCTTGTTTTTCAGCCCCTTGCCGCCGAAGAAGCCGCCGCCGGATTGCTCCAGCGATTCCGCCAGCGCCCTCTTTCTTGCCAGCAACGCGCCTTTTGCCATGACGATGTTCAGTGCTGCATAGGCTGTGATCAGAGGCGCGGCGACCAGAGCCAGAGCGCCCAGCCCTCCAACCAACGCCAACACCACTGCGGTCACTTTTGGGAAACGATCAGCCAGCGCCGAAACCCAATCCACAACAGGGGAGACCGCATCCAGAACCTTGTTGAGCGCCGGTGTGAGCCGGTTTCCAAATGAGATCGCCAGCTTCTCCAGGCGATTGTTGAACAGTGTGATGGCGTTTTCGGTGGTTTTGCTGCGCACATCAAATTCGCGTTGCGCCGAACCGGCAAAGGCGGCTTTCTCGCGGGTCAAATCAAAGGCGTGGCGCACGTTGTCCAGATTTTTCAGCAGTGGCGCAATCGCACCGACTGTTTCCAGCCCGAACAACTGCTTCAAGATGGCCGGTTGCTTCGCCTTATCCAGTTTCGACATGGCGGCAAACACATCCATGATTGCGCCCTTTGCATCGGTCTGCATGCGCTCTGCCATCGCCGATGCATCCAGCCCCAAACTGGCCAGCGCATCCTTCTGCATCTTCGTGGCGGCCGTTCCGGCAGCCAGCGACAAGGTTAGATTCTTCATGCCGGTTGCAGCGATCTCCGGGGCGGCACCGGATGAGAGCAGCGCAGCACCAAGGCTGGCCACCTCTGTTGACGTCAGCCCGGCGCTCATGGCCACCGCCCCCTGCCGCTCAATCACAAGGGAGAGATCAGCGGCATTCGCATTCATATTGTTGGATAGATGGTTGACGGCATCGGCCAGGCTATTGGCCTGCTGTTGCGTCAGCCCCAGGCCTTGCCGCCAGTTGGCCATAATCTTGCCCGCCTGTTCACCGGTCAGATCAAAAGCGACCCCCATCTTTGCGGCGCTATCCGCGAAGGCGAGCAGCTGTTGGCGTGGGATATTGGCCTGACCTGCCGCCGCGATAATATCGCCAATCCCCTTCGCGGATAGAGGGATGACCGTGGAGAGATTCAGAATATCCTTGCGCATCTGCCTGAATTGTTGCGGCGTATCGAAATTCACCACCTTACGCACATCGGCCATCGTGGATTCAAATGACACGGCAGCTTCAACAGGCCGGGTCAGTGCCCCTGTGAGTTTACGACCAACATTTTCGACGCCGCCAGCAACCAGCGAGATGTTGGCCGCTTTCTGAATGGCCTGATCATATTTCTGCTGTGCGTGCTGCAGTCTGCCCTGCGCTTGAGCCATCTGCTCCATCTTGCGTGTAGCGACATCCATCTTTGCATTGAGGTCATCCTCCGCCGATGCGAGATGGCGGACATCCACGCCCGCACCTTGCAGCTCATTGCGCAACGGCCGGAGCTCTTCAAGCTGCCTTTTGTATTGATCCTTGAGGCGGGCTGATATTCGCTTTGCCCGTTCAAACTCGCTAGCCATCTGCTTGGTCGGCTTATCGGTCGCGGCAATAGCCTTACCCAGCGCGGCAACCTTTGCCTGCGCTGCTCTCATGCTGGCTGCCGTTTCCCGTAGCCTGCCGCCCAATGCCCTGAACTGTGCGATTGTCCGCTGCTGATGCGCCAGTGCATTGATGGACTTCTGCCCTTTCAGCATGGCGCTGGTCATCTTATCGCTCATGCCGACGATCTTCTTCACGGGCGCGGTGAACTTATCAACAGCGCTGATGAGAATGGACATATCAAGCGATTTCAATTATACTGCTCCTTATGATGCGTATCGTTCACTATTTCAGCCACCCTATGCGCCTGTGCGGGCTGATTTTCTCACTTGTTACGCTGGCCGTGATGCTGCCTGTTGATGCGCAGCTGGCGATCATGCTAGCGCCGTGCATGTATCCGCTGGGCTGGGGCTTTATGGGGTTGATTCCTTCACTGGATTGATCACGCCTTATCTGTCAGCAGCCCCATTTCAAACGCGCCTTTCACGCACTCAATCGCCTCATCCACATCCATCCGCTTAATCTCGGATGGCTGCCAGTGAAACGCTGCGGCAAGCTGGATGGTCAGCCGCCGCAGCGTTTCCATGCCTATTCCAAAAAAGAGGCCACAGCCTCACTGGCCTGATTGAAATCATGCGCATCCAGCCTGCGCACATCATCCGGCGCGATCTCGCCAATCAGGGAGAGCAGGCGAATCGATTTGCCCAACTCGTCCTTTTCCCTGTTCATCAGCTCCAGATCGCCCACTGTGACGCGGCGCAGATTGAGGCTGGTGATTTTCTCACCAGCCACCTCGATGGGATACTTCAGCGTAATGACCTCACCGCTCATCAAACCACCCCAAGATTAGCGCGGGTCAGTGCCAGCTGATCCACGCCATTGACCTTGCGGATCATCCCCTGCACGTCGATCTCATGCAGCTCGACGCCCTCGATGGAGAGGTTGTAATACTCCAGCATCAGCTGGCATTTCAGCTTCGCCACTTCGCCCGGCTTCCAAGTGCCCATGTCGAGCTCTTTGATGCGGCCGCGCATCTTGACAACCACAGCCACCGACAGGCCGGTGGACGGGTTCTGCATGCTGCCACGCGCGGTGAATGAGCTGCTTGTGCCGATCTGGATGCCCCAGAGCGAGATGGTGTGCGGGTCATATTCGATCAGCGTAAAGTCGGCCTCCAGCTTCTCCATGCCGGTGTCCACCTCCAGCGGCACATCCATGCCACCGGCGCGCAGCTCCTCGGTTTTAAGCGTCAGCTTCGGCGGATTGATCTCCTCTGCCTTACCGAGAAAGCCGAAGCCATCCACAAACAGATTAAAATCTTTCAATACACTGGCAATCATTGTTTGCCTCCTTTTTTGGCGTTCGCGCCTTTTTGTTTTGTTGATTTGACTGCGATCAACGTGCCATCGGCGAGCAGAAACTGCGCCGCGCGAGGCAGTAGATCGATGGTGTCACCCACATTGAGATGGGTGTTGTTGATATACGCAGGGCGTTGGGCTCGATAGGTCTGCATCACTCCCCTCCTTACTTCAGCAGCTCAATCAGATACTGATTGGTGATCGTGGCGTTGAAGCCGAGCTGCTCCAGCGGCGGCACTGGCGTGTAGTCGTAATCGATCCAGAGTTGCCCAGCAGCGAGTGTCTCCGGCGTATTCAGCTCCGGGTTGACCCATGCGTTGGCATCAACGATATACCCCTGCGCTTTGAGCTCGCGGAACTTGGCGTTAACGCCATCCACGATCTCTTCGATCAGGTTCTTGCTCATGGGCTTATCCATCGCCCAGAGGTGCGCCTCGGCGATCGAATCGGCCAGCACGTCACCGGTACGCACTGCGGATTCAAAGGCAAACACCGGATCAGCCGATGGTGTACGGCTACCCCAGAAACGATAGCCATCCTGCATGATGATCGTGGTGATCTCGTTCTCGTTGAGCAGATTGGCCTGTGAGTTCGCATCCTGCAGACCCCAGCTCACCGGCTTGGTGACGCCGGATACGCCGTTGACCGGGATATTGGAGATGGTCTTATGCCAGCCGATATCGTTATCCAGCTTGGCACGCATGCCGAGCGCACGTGCGGAGGCGGGCTGCTGCACCAGCGCGTTGGTGGCTGTATCCCACACTTCAAAGCCCGGCCAGAGCAGCATGCAGCGCTTGTTGCCGTAGGCGACGCGGTCGGTCAGTGCGGTCGGCACGTCGGCAGATGCTAGGTCGTAATATGCAAAGGCCTTGAGCTGCTCAGTGAGCGTGTCCATTGCTGCTGCCACCGGCTGGAACGATGTCCAGCCCGGTGCGCCAAGAATACGCGGCTGCACGCCCAACTTGGTTTTGGCGGTCAGCAGCGCCTGCATGCCGGTGTGCTGGCCGGAGGCTGTGACGGTGCCGATGATATTGGATTGCGTCGCGGCCGCGCTTGCGCCCTCTGCCACACGTACTACCACCATGATCGGGGCGACCTGATCAAAGACGGCATCCATGCTCATGGGCAACGTGCCGAGGCCATTGCCGGTCGTATCCAGCTTGGCCGCCAGTGCGCGATCCCCGACCACCAATACTGGTGTATCGAGCGGGAAGGCTTCATCTGCGCCGCCGGTGAGTGCAACCTGCTTCATGGTGGCTGTAACCCCACCCGCGCCGGTAGATGCGCCCGTATTGGCCGCTGTAACCAGTGACGCCGCCTTGGCATTGCCTGCAATCGCTGCGGTCACGTCGGCGGCAGTTGAAGTAATCACCCCCGCAGCATCAGTGGCGAGGCTGACTGTGATCACCGTGCCGGCAACGGATACACTCAGCGCGGCGCTGTTGGCCTTCGGATCGGCCAGCATGATGCGGACACTGTTGCCCGCCGCACCCAGCGGGGCGGTGTAGGTGATGCCGTTGTTAGCGGCAACCGTGCCGGTCGTGGCGGTTGCCGCCGCAGCCGGCGCGGAATCCGGCGCAGTGCCGACAATGCCGATGATTCCTGTATTGATGGTGCGGATGTGCCGCGTCGCGTTGGTTTTTTCGACGACGCGCACGCCGTGTAGATATGCTGGCATATTAAGCCTCCTTTTTTCCGAATTCGTGATTGTAGCTATTCCGGCAATGACCTCTGCCGAAAAATAGATTGATGAACCGCTCGAACCATGCCGCGTAGCGATTGCCTCTGGCGCGCAGCCAGTAGGTACGGCTGGACACTGTCCAATCCGGCTCACCGTAAAGAATAGAGCCGCCCAGCTGATCCAGCCCAATAGCCGTCGCCCACCAGAGCTCAGCCAGCGGCTTACGCATCATGAGATGACGCACGGCCTGACCAATCAGTAGCGGCAGCCCAAGCACAGCCATCAACACAGCTGCAACCAGCATTAGGATGAACGCACGCATCAGAGCGCCGCCTTGGCTCCCGCCTTAATGGCGTCATGTGTGACTGTGGCGCGCAGCTCCACATCATCAGTCACTTTTGCTGCCCCTTTAAGCTGATACGGCCAGCGGGTATTGCCCGCCTTGGTGTCGGCCACCAGCTTTGCGGTCTCAGCAGCAAGTGGACTGTTGGTGATGGCCGTCTTTAGCTGTGCCACGGTAGTGGCTGTTTTCGCTGCTTCGATCAGCTCGCAGTGCCAGACCAAGAGCATCTGCGCCACATCGGCCACTGTGCCGAGCAGCGAAAGCGGATCACCTGCGTGACGATCGATTGAGCCGCGCACACGTGACAATACATAACGTGCTTCCTGCTCAGCCGCTAGCGCCTGCAGCTCCTGTGCCGTAAGCCGTGATGCTGTCGCACTGGCGGATGACAAGGCGTTGGTTTGATTATTCGTTTGTGTCGTTGCGTTTGGCATGGGTTACTCCTTTTTATACTGCGACAAAGCCGGGCAATAGGTTGGCGACAGGCGGTTGAATGCTGGCGATAGGGATCGGCTTCACGTTCCAGTTGTTGGTTCCATCGTTGTATAGATTGGTGATGTTATTCACGCCCTTGGAGCCATCATCAAAGGTTAGACCTGACATACCACCATTGTGCGTAATGTGGTAGGTCAACCCGCCACCGCGAAGATATAGACCGGATACAGCTGCAGCGGCCGCACTCGAAGAACTCGCGGCATCGCTGAACATAAGAAATTGCACATGGGAGCAGAGTTGAGCACCATATCGCTCCTGATAGCGCTTAATCTGTAAAAAATTAGCATCGCCATTCCAGCCAGTCGCATTACCCTCCATCTCCAATAGTAGCGAGCCAATATGGACACCATTTTTCATGCCAATCAGGTTCGATACAGGTGTGCCTGCATCCTCATTGAAATTGCGATGCACCAGCATCTTTGTCGTGCCAAAGCTGTTGCTACGCATCGACCACCACACCGGGTAGAGATAATTCACATCTCCACCGATATGGATGGTTTGTATCACGCGCTTTTCGGGTGTCAGATTATTGAAATCGATCTGCGCCTGCGCCACCTTGGCGTCGATCGCGCTCATCTTGCCTGTCACTTCGCTTGTCAGGTTATTGGATGCAGTCGTTAAGGCTGCGATTTGTGCTTCAAGTGTCATCTTATAGACCTCCGTTTCGTAATCGTTCTTCGAGCCGCATCTGGCGCGTCATCGTGTCGATACCCGCAGCCGATATCTCTGCCAGCTCACCAGCCAACATCAGTGATAAATTTTGCCCGGTGCCCTGTACGGTGATGCTACCCTCCGGCACTGCGGCGATGGTCAGATCAAACGCCAGCAATAGATCGACATTGGCGGTCTTATAGGCCAGCACCTGCGCCGGATCGCTCCATACAGCGAAGAGCGTGCCGTCAGCCAGATAGAAACCGACCTCTTTCACCCAGAACTGCAACGCGCCACTGGCCAGCGCGGTCAAGTGAATTTGTGTCGGCGAGACCGGCGCGCCGTCGGCAACGGGCACACGCATCACTTCGTGGCCAAGCGCCACCTGACTGGCGACGGGTGTATAGCCGTGATCGCCCAGTGCGATATGCGTGATCTCTGCCGCGAGGCCGGTATTGCTGGCATTAAATGCCGCTTGTAGCCCTGCATCGGTGATGACCGGGATGAGTGTTGATGACGCCATATCAGATCGCCTCCATAGGGAACCTTGCTACTGTGGCAAGTGATGAGGTAACAGCGGATGCGATTCCGCTTAGGGCAGCAAGCGGCGGCCGCGCGGTGGTGCCTTCGCGGCGGGTAAAGCATGAGCCCCCCATTGTCCCGGCCAGCGCAACACCGTCTGTGAATCGAGCGCCGACCTTGAACGTAAAATGACTGCGCGCGGGCTTGGTCTCGTTCACCACTTCCAACAATGTCTCATACAGCCCTTGATCAAGGATAGGCTTATCCGCTGGTGCCAGATTGGCGTTTGCCCATGCTGTGAGATCGAATGTGTGCGGCGCGCCGCCAGTCTCATACCACTCGCTCATCGTGACGGATGCGCCGAGCGCATCGAGCGCCTGCCGCACCGAAGCCTTCGTCCCCATCTTATTGTGCACATGCCAACTCGCCTTGATCGCTGCGCGCCGCGTAGCCTCCGGCCAGTCCGATTGCCACTGCTCCACATCCAGCGCCCATGCCAGCCACGGCAGCAGGTGCGCCGGGCAGGTGTCCGGGTTCCACAGGTCGCGGATCGGCACGGGCAGCTGCTCAATGGTGGCGGTCGCCGACTGCTCGATATTGCGCTCCAACTGCGTTGCGTTGGGCGGCAACAGTGTCAACACATCCGCCATCAGACTGCGCTCCCTGCGATCGTCACGTTGATTGCCGTGGCATTGCTGGCGTGCAGATCATCCACCACCACGTCATAAACGGGGTCGGTCAAGGCAACATTCTGCACGCCGGCCACGGTGGCTGCCGCAATCAGCCCGGCGCGGGTAATATCATGGCCGATGGCGTGATGCGCGGTGCAGTAATCGGTCACCGCCTGCAGTGCGTTGGCCTGTACGGTGATTGGATCGGGTCCCGGATAGACGGTCAGCGCAAGTGTGACGCTGTAATCGATGATGCCCGCCGCCTGTACGATCACATGATCTGTCAGCGGCCGCACATCATCGGCATTGCACACCGCCAACACAGCGTCCAATACGGCCTGCGCAGGCACGCCGCTGCCAGCGCGTGAGAGCACCGTGATAATCACATCGCCCGGATTCGGACTGGTGACACTCACATCGAGCACATCAGGATCGGCAGAGAGCGCGTAATAGCGGTACTGATTGACTGGTCCGGCGGTTGTGCGCGAATAGAGACTCAAGCGGATGCGGTCGCGATACGCTGCATCTGTCTCCATCACGGCCGGGATCGGCGGTGTTTTGCTGGTATCGGCCGGCTTAATCTCCAGCCGCACGACGCCGTAATTGGCGCCCAATTGGTCGAGGTTTGATCCTGTCGCATAAGCGAGCATATTGGCGCGCGCCCCATCATTCACCCGCTGGCGCACGATCAATTCCCGGTATGCGCACACCTCAAGCAGCTTGGCGACCGGGTCAGACTCAAGGTCTGCCGCCGTCAGGCTTGCATCGCGCGCCAGCAGGTCAGCCTTCATGGCAGCGAGTATCGTCTCGTAGTCGAGCGGCTCGATCACCGCCGGTGCGGGGATGTTGGCGAAATCAATAACAGCAACGCTCACAGCACGATCCCATCCAGCGCGACCGGCGTCCCGTCAGGCGTATAGATGCCGGAGACGCTGATCTGCAGCCGGCCATCGTCAGTAGGCGTATCCACACGCACGCTGCTTAGCGAGAGACGCGGCTCCCAGCGCTTCAGCGCATCGGCCGTAGCAATAATTACATCCATCACACCGCCGCGATTCATCGGCGCATCAGTCAGCTCAAACAAGCGCGAGCCATAATCACGCCGCATCACCCGACTACCGAGCGGCGTGCCGAGAATATCGGCAATTGACTGGCGCAGATGCGCAATGCCGGTGAGCCGCTGGCCGGTAGAATTGTCCATGCCGATCATCATTGCGGCGCCCCCGTATTGCCCATGCCCGGCGTGACACCGCCATGCGTGTGCGTGTCGAGGCTGATGCCGCCCGCAACCACGTCACCCGTGGTGGTGATGGAGCCGGATTGCGTGGTGTTGCCCGCCTTGGTCTCGTTGCCGTTATGGATAAAATCGCCATCAAGGGTCAACTGGCCGATAAAGTGGATCGTGCTGCTGATCAGCTCTGTGCTTGCGCCAGCCGGCAGTGTGGCACGCAAATGGTGGGCAGCACGGTCGTAGGATATAACTGCGCCATCCTTATATGTGCGAATATCCAGATCAGACGTATCGCCGTTGGCCGGATGCGCGCTCTGATAGATCGCCGGCAACACAAAGCCGTTACCAATCTCGCCCGACGGTGAAATCACCGCCACCTGCTCGCCGATCTCCGGCGCGTCCCATGTGGTATCGCCGCCGGCGCGATGCGTCAGCCACGGCAGCCAGCCGGTCACCAGATCGCCAATCGCCACTTTCAGTCGCCCGGTGGCATAGTTGGCATCAGCCACCGTGCCCAGCAGTGCAATATTATGCATCTGCCGCTCAAGGCGCTCGATGCGCTGCAGGAGTGCAAGCATCGGATCACTCATGCCGGCACGTAGTCCGCTTCATGCCCGGCACCCACCGCAGGCGGCTGACCGATACGCACATCGGTTAATGGTCCGTAATCATTCACCGGCGCAGCTCCAAGCCGAATATCTTGATCCCATGTGACAGACCAGATTGAGAATCCAGCCTTGTCCGCCGTAATATTGGTCATGCCCTGCAGCTGGTTGATGCGGGCGCAGCCGACACCGGCTAGACCCCAGTTGTTTTGATGAATCAGCACAGCCACAGCCTCAGCTAGATCCACACAACCGGCCTCGCGCTTGTTGCGATCATTGGCAAAGCGTGCCAGCACATAGGCCGCCATGCGGCAACTCACATCAAACTGGCCAGTACCGGGATCAGATAATGGCTTGCAGCCCAGAATAGCCACCAGCACGGCTGGCGCATGAATAGCCACACGGCCACCCGCATCACCGGCGAACTGGCCGGCATAGGGCTCGCACTGCGCCAGAGAGGGGATCGCAGCGCTGATCCCTGCAACGGCAGCAGACTGGAGTTCAGTCAGGGTGACCATCAGTGGTAATCCGCCAGCGTTGCCGCATCGAATACGGGCGCATCTGCCCTGGTCTCAGGCATCGATGTTGCGGGCGTCAGCTGTTGCGCCGCATCCATCCCCAGATGAATCACGCCTTTGGCAATACCCTCCAGCGTTTTGATCGCGGCCTTGTAGCGCTTCTCGACATGCTCCGGCGGCAGATCGTCATACAGATTATAGCGTGCTATTGCGCGCGCCAGCTTTTTGATTAACAGTGGCGTGCTTGCCAACGGCAGGTTGTATTTTGATTGCAGATAGCCGTTGATCTCATCATCGGCATCCGCCAGCGCTGCATTGAGCACAACATCATCGATCGCTCCGGTTGGCGGTGTGGCGCGATCCGTCAACTGAATCAGCTCATCCAGGCCGAAGCGATCGATCATCTCCTGCTTGCTGGCGTAGTTCATCTCTTATGCGTCAGCCAGAGCCGCATCGCGTTCAGCAGCAGTCACGCTGTAGCCGAGGATCGCTTCAATCGCTTCGGTTTTCGGCTTGCCGGACTTTGTCCACGCCTCGCCATCATCGGCGTCCAACTGATCCGTTGCGCTCCGGATCGCTTCGCCCAACTGATCGCCATCTTCCGGCTTGCGTGGAGCAGGGGTCATTTCAGCCTCAACAGCAGAGCCAGACTCAATCAGCGCCCGGGCATCGGCATCGTCCAGCTCCAATACATCTTCGCCGGGCTGCATGATTTCGCCATTGATTTTACTTGGATTGACAATCTTCACGAACATCTGTTACCTCTCTTATTCCATCGTATTTGGCAGGCTGGCCGGAGGATTTTGAGTCCATCCGGCCAGCACCCTCACTCTTCAGGCGTGCGTTTCGGCTGATTAGCCTACGTTCTGCAGCAGGAAGCCGGAGGTGATACCGGAGAGCACCGGCACACGCTCATAGCCAACCGGATAGATCCAGCTCTTGCAGTTCTTGTCGTAGTACGGCTCTTCAACCAGCGGATTGCCATCCATCGTGTAGGTGTAGCCATAGGATGGCTCCTCCAGCGTGGAGGCCATGCTCGGCACATAGGCCAGCACAGCATCATTGCCCCAGATATCGGTTGATACACCCGCATCATTGAAGCTGATCGCTACGCCAACCACCACCTTCTGGAGGTTCCAGATGCTGGCCAGCATTTCAGCCGTCACGGAATCGGAGCTGGTGTATTTGAAGCGATTGAGCACATTGGCGTTGTTTTTGGCCGCATTGAACGCCTTGGCCGACAGCACAATCACATTCGGATAGATGCCGACCGAGCTGCGAATCGCTTCGCGCCCCGCATCAATATCGGTGATCGGATTATTGGCATCGTTTGTCCACTTGGCTGCAGCCAGATCGACCTTGTGATTGGCATCGTAGTTATTGGGATCACGCGCCAGCGCGGCCTGATCGTTTTCGAGCGCAAGGGATAGTGAGCTCATCACCATATTGACTGCTCGTGTTCCCAGATCGATGCCGGGCACAGCCTTGGCATCACGCAGGTGCTCGCGCGGCACCTGGCCTTCGAGCGAATCATCAACCAGCGCGAATGGCTTGCCGGTGTAGCCGAACTGCACGCGCTTGGTCGGTCCGCCTGGCACGCGGCGAGCCGCATAGAGCTTGAAGCTCTCTTTGCCGAACTCAATCACCTGGCCGCCGGATACCCCGACAGGCACGCGGGGGAACAGTGCGTTGCCGACATGCTCGGCGTGCTTGTAACCCTGAACTACGTTACTGAGGATCGGATCGATGACCCGCACCTGTGAATTATTCATACCCATATTTCAATCTCCTTAAGTTATCTGTTCTTAATTCTGGATCAGCAGCACTTCGATGAAGTCGCCGGCTGCGGCTGCGGCCTGTAGCGCCCGGCCAACTGTGACGCCTGTGGTTTTGGTAACAGCCCGGCCTGTTGCATCTGTTTCGACCGCAGCGCCCGCCGCAATAGCGCCGCCGGCCTCAACAATGGCCGTGCCGACCACATCGATCGCCAGGCCTGCATTCAGCGTGGCATCTTCCCTAGCCACGCCAAGGGTGTTGACCCCGGCGCCAGCCTGAGTGTTGCCGGGGGTGACAAAACGGTGCTTTGTGATTGCGCCAGATGCCACGATGGACAGTGTTAAAATGGAAATGGATTGCATACTCATGGTTTATTCTCCTGTTGAGACGGCCTTGACCGCAGTGATATAATCAACCTTGTTGGACTCCGCGAAGGCGATCGCTTTAGCATGGATCGCGGCCTTTTCGCTGTTCACCTCAAAACCGGCCGGCACATTCACAGTCACCCCCAGTCCTTTATCAACTTCATCGCCCGATGCGTGCTCACCGAATTCAACAACCTTCGGCTGCGCATCCAGATAGCCCTTCATAAATTCCAGCGGCGTTTTCTTCACAGTCTCCTCGCCTTCTGCGAAATCGACCGTGGCCTCATGCTCCAGGCCGGCCATGAACTCGATCAGATTATCTTTCTGCGCCGGCATCACCTTGCCTGCATTCACCAGCGCTTCGACAAAGTCGGCACACGCGCTGCGGTGTGCCAACCGCTCCCGCTCCACCAATGCCTGTTCACGCTCGGAGAACGCCGCATTCTGGGCATTCAGTTCTTCCTGCCGGGCATCCAGCTCCGCCTGTCTGGCGGCAAGTTCTTCAGGTGTCATCTCACCCTCCTTTAATGTTTTTTCTGAAAATGCAGGGGTGATTTCCCCTTGGGGTTGTTCTTTTTTTTCTTTCGCCGCTTCGGCCTGGAGATAATCAACGTCATATCCCGAGACGGCCACGTCGGCATCCTCTTTGCCGAACTTAGCCAGAATCCACTCACGCAGATTGCGCCACATACCAGCCTCGATACGATCCTCAAATTCTCCGAACTCCACCGTAAGGATATCGCCATCACCTTCCCCTTCCCCAAACTCAAACCCGCTGAGCCCTTTAATGGCAGGCGCCTGTGCGCCGAGAAAGCCAAGGTGACGCGGATACCATACGCCGGGAGCCGGGTTCAATTCATTGTCGGGGTGGTAGAAAGACATACTGCGTTTTTTGAAAGCGCCGGAGTTATGCAGCTCAGCAAAATCGGGATTCACCTGTTTGGGAGTGACATAAAAATCAGCACCATCCACAGCACATGATTCAATCCAGCCATAGGCCGGCGCCTTGCCTTCGGGATGGCCAATCACCAGGGGTGCTTCGTGCAGATCAGGGTTGTATGCTTTTGCGGACTCCGCCAGATCGGCAGCGGTAATGGTCACCTTCTGGCCAAGCCTTGTGGTGTGCGTGCCTGCGATAAATGCATGGATGGGTTTGGTTTCGCCTGCTTTCCTGTTTGCCATAGGGCGAACCATAGGGGGTAAAAAAAACGATCCCTCCGGAACCGCTTCCGCAGGGATCGCATCTTCACCTGTCATGGGTAAGATGCCTCGGTTATGCGGTATTGGCAAGGATTGGCCTGCGGCGGGACGCCCCTACAATGAAATGCGGTTATACATCGCGTAATGATTTCATTGCAGCGCAGCGGCAATATGATCATCGATGATGTGCAGAATCTCCGCCTCATCGTCGCTACTGATGCCCAGGAACGGCCGGGCGGGGATGGCGCCATCTTCCGAGCCGAACTGGTGGGTCGCGCCGTAGATCAGATTGGTGCCGAATTCCAGTTCATTGCCGCTGTTATTGTAGTGCAAGGATCCCATCAGGTCACCATGCTCAATCAACACCTTGTCAGCGTTCTTCTTTTTGCGCGCCAGCGTACTTTCGGCCAATGGCTCCCATTGCTTGCCTTCCGGATCCACGCCATCGGCAAAGCGCTGCCGGTGGGATCGAATCAGGTGTTCACCAATCTCCGTAAGTGCAGGGGATATATCTCCGGCCACCTGCGCCAGCCGCTTTAGCCTGGCTTTCACTTCCTTATCATCGTAGGTGATGTGGATAATGCTTGCGCCTGCCATGATAATCTCCTATAATGCTCCTGATCTCATGTGCGCTAGAGGGTTCCGGCTACCCGGCAATGACGTACAGAGAGAAAGGCTGCGCCGGAACGCAGCCTTTCTTATTTTACTGCGCGCTTATAGAGGCGAACCCCGCGCCTGTTCTTATCCACCTTCCGATTAAAATCATCTGAGCTTTCCGATGTGTGTACGGTTATGCCTTCCCATGCCCCGGTGTTGCGCTGCATAACAATCAAGGCAAGATATTGCTCGCCGCCAACAATGTAGCGACTCACATACGCTCGGCTGGTAATGGCTGTCGCCTCTTTGCGATGCCATTCAACCCACGTCCAAATCTCATCAGGATGCTTCAGGGAATCAGCCAGCATATTCAATTGCGCGCTGCGGGTACCTTTACCCATCTTCCACCTGCCAGAATCGTTTTTAAACATGGCATCAGAAATCACCACAGCCTCGCCGCTAACATCGGTGAAGATGACTGGTTTTCCTACATCTGCCTTAAATTGCTTCAGGAACAGTCGGGCATATTTTTCATCCTGCCCTTTTGGCATGGGCGGCAATAGCTTGTCCTTGGGAAACGAACGGGGATCCTGCATCAAATCCGGCGCGCCGCGCTCCGGCACCACCTTGAAATCATGTTTGCCGGTTTGGTCAAAGGGGAATGGAGATACATCACTGGCGCGCAGGGCGTGCGCATGCATCCAGGATGATCGACCCGGCGCATAAGCCCAGCCGGGGCCAACACCCTCAGGCACGGTGAGGGTGCGCGGATTCGGGCCGCGTGTGCCGATCTCCACTTTGCGCATGGAAAGATTGGGAGAGTCGGATATTTTCAGCCCCTTGCGATTCAATGCCGCCTTGCTGTGGCCGGTCACGGTGCATTTGCAGCCAAAACCATTCGGTGGGTAATTCGTATCCCAGAATGGATCATCCTTCGGCAGGATCAGGCCATCCCATTGCACATGCTGCTGACGGGCATTTTCAGATGCGGGCGAGTGGTGATATTGCCAGTAGTCCAGCTTCTGCAGCTGGGCATATCGTCCGGCCTGATAGCTGGTGCGCAGGTTGGTTTCATAGATCACGCGCGAACGCCAGCCGCGCTTGCCGTTATATTCCCAGCCATGCGCCTCTACGATGCGATCAAACTCTTTGCGGAATTCGGCCAGGGTAGAGCCGTTTTCAATAGCCTTCTGAACCGATGCCTGGAAATCCTCCAGCAGCGCCATGCGATTGGCGCCGGCCACCACAAAGGCGTGGTCATGATTGCCGTGGATCATATCTGTCCATGAGCGAGTTGGCAGCGCCAGTTTCTTTCTGAAAAAGGCGATCTGCGCATCAAACGGCAAAGAGCCGTGCTTCACCGCCATGAGAGATACTCTGTAACATAGTTATAACACGCTAGAGCAAGGGGGTTCGTTTTTTTGTGTCTGTTGGTGCGTCGGACTCTGTAAAAGCGACTCAGCGGCGATTCTGCGGGCTCACCTCTCACGGTTTACCTCATACTGCCCCGTCAACTCTGCCGTTGTCAATGCTTTGGCCATCACCTCGGTGATCTTCTCTGTGCTCATATCGCCCAGCAGCTCCGGCAGCCGGTTAGCGAATTCAGACAGATCGGCCACTTCATCGAGCAGGCCGCGCACCTGGTTAATCATGGCATCGGTGATCGGTGCAGCCTCTTTGGCCAACTGATCCGCCAGCAGCTCTGCAGCATCCGGCGCCGCCGCATGTTCGGCAAAGGATGCCGGGGGGCTGCCACCCGTCTTCGCGGGGGTGGCGGCAGGTGTGGTATTGGACATGGGCGCGGATGGATCCCCCAGCTTCACATCGTACTGCTCTTCCACATAGACCTGATCGAGATGGCGGCCGGATGCCTGGCTCAGCTTCAGATCGCGATCCGCCTTTTCACCCAGATCTTCGCAATCTTCCATATCGCGCCAGATATGCGGCGCTGCAGCACCGGGAAAGTTGAACTCGGTAAACCAGTACATCAGCGTTTCATTCAGCGTGTCCGAAAGCAGATCGGCATCGGATTTGGCAACGGCATCCTTGACCCCTTCATGCACATTACCCAGTGCCTGACTGCCGCGATCGCCCTGTGATGTGGTCAGCGTTTGCGACAGCACCGCCGTGGTAATGGCCTGATCCATGCGATCAATCAGTTGCTCATGCGTGCTGATGCCCGATTTTGCCGCCTCAATCAACTCCACTGCCATGCCTTCAGGTACTGCGGTGACCGAATTGGAACGCAGGGCGCGCAAGGCATCCAGCATCCTGTTTTTGGTCGCTTCATCGGCATCGGATGGATAAGTGCCCTTAGCCGATGGCGAGCCGAATTTATCGATAAACTGCAGCCACAGCCCCATGCCTTCGCGCTTGAATCGCACCGGCCAGTAGAGCCAGTAGCCCAGGCCAGTGCCATACGGGTTGTCATCATCCAGCCCGCCCACCGAATGCACGATGAATTTGCGCGGCGGCAGTTCTTCACCCTCAAAAGGCTTGTCACGTGTTTTCAGGCGCAGCACCGGCTCCAGCCGCAAGGCGCGCTTCACATCCTCATAACTGTTGCTGGCAGGCGTGCTGGTGTGCAGTGGTGCAAACACAAAACGCTGTGATCGCTTGATTTTGATCGCAGCCGGCCAGATCATGCCATCTTTGAGACTCCAGATGATTTCACCCACGCCCCAGCCCTTGAGCAGCGCCTGCAGCAGAAATCTCTCTGTCAGCCGATCAAAGCGCAGCGATCGAATCATCTCCTCCGCTGCTTCGGCGGCACGCTTATCCAGCGCCGAATCGCCGCCGGCGCGCACATCATAATCGCGCGATGTAACCGCTGTGATGCGTTGTTGCAGACATGATCGCACCCGATCATCACGATAGACATCCTCATAGACCGAGAGCTTGCCGCCCACGGATTTAAGTACTTTATCTTCATTGATGCGGATATTGCCCAGATAACCGCGCGTGATATCAACTTGCGGATCATCGCTGGCATACTCGATGGTGAGATCGCTGCTTATTTTTGTTGTACTTGTCATTTCACCACCCCGTCGACCGCAATAGCAGTGCCAGCGGCACATAGAGAGCCAGCAGCCAGACACTGATTGCATAGCGCCTGATACGCTTTTCCAGCGCCTGCGTGGATCGTTTGTTGATTTCATCCAGCGTGGAGAGCAGACGCGCTTCTGTTTGATGGTCGGCCAATGCGTAAGGCTCATTAAACTCAACCATCAGCATGCCGGGAAGGGTAGCCTGCTGTGGTGACATCAGCGCCACTGAGAGGGCAAAGCCGCAAGCAAAACCAAAAGCCAGCCACAGATCGGCATGATGACCGCCAAACAGCCCCGCCGCTGTAAACAACGCTGACGCGGCCAGCCATAGATGCCCCATGTTGCCCGCGCGTGTCACCACCGCCAGTTCACGTGCAATCAGGCGATCATGCATGCGCCGCGCTTCATCGATAAGCAGCTGCACCACTTCCTGCCTGGCCGGCTCCGGCAGTGGTGATGATTGCCCTGTTTCAACATTCAATACGACATTCAGTGCATCATCGTTACTCATGTTTAGCTTTGTCTTGTCAGCCATAAAAGACTCCTATCGCGCGCCGGAAATGCCGGCGCTTGCTCCCATAAATGCGCCATAGTCAATATCCATTTCGCCCGTGTAGGCGGAACGGTCGGATGGCTTCGCATCGGTTACAAAATCAACGTCGGCAACCGGCGTGGATGCCGCCTCGCAGGCCAGCGCCAGCGCCCAGAAGCGGTCGGCATGGCCGGCGGCGGTGCGTTCGGCGGTGAAGCGGATGTTGCCGGCGGCAGTGACCGTTTTGGTGACGGCACGCAGATCGGCGCGCACCACCGGATCGTAGGGGATGCGCAACTTGCGATCCTCCATGCGGCCGCGCACCGGATAGGCCATCGCCTCTTTGACTTGCCCGGAGAAGGTGACCAGCTCCACGCGATGCGCACCGAACTTCGCCTGGGCATCATCGCCCCAGCCGATGCCGAGGCCTGTATAGTCGAAATCGGTGCGGCGGCAGTGCGCAATCCACGGCCAGATGATCTTCTCCTGATCCGGCTTGCTCATCTTCTTCAGCGTGATGATCTTGCGCGTATAGAAGACATCGCCCAGTTTCTCGATAATCCACAGCACGGTCAGATCGCTGGTGCGGCCGATATCGAGCCCGGCATAGAATTGCCGCTTCGATGCAGTGCTGACAAACGCATCGTAATCGATTTCCCAGGGCTCACCGGCGCCATATTCGCATGAGGCGATCAGGTCGTATTCCAGGAAGGCGCCATCATCATCGCCCGGGATGCACATATATTCCTGCTGGAATGATTCATCGTCAGCACAGCCATTGCGGATAAAGTCGAAATAGTCCGCCTCATCCATATCCTGCTGCTCGGCGTCAACTGGCAGCGCCTGCTGCAGTTTGTAGAGGAAGCCCTGATCGAGCGCATCCTGCAGCGTCACTCTGTGCAGGCTCAGCTTTTTCGGATTGCCTTTTTCCCTGGCTTCGGTGATCAGTTCATTGAAGAAGTTCTTACTGCCGCGATGGGTGGAGATCACCTCCATCTGGCCGCCCCATGTCAGGCCTGGGTAGGCAATGCTCCACATCTGGCGCGGATCGTTGCCGAGGGCAAACTCATCGAGCACACGGCCGCCGCGCTTGCCGGCCTGCGCATCGGGGTTGGAGCTCATGGAGTAGATGCAGCGGCCGGAGGCGAAACGCAGCACCTGCGCGGAGATGTTGCGCTTCTCATCGAGCACCACCTCGCCCAGATCCTGCGCAGCGGCATCGAATGCCTTCGCCCACATCTTGCAATCCATCAGAAACAGCTTGGCCTGAATCTCATCGCGGGAAGATACCCACATGTCCCACTTTGCACCGGCCACAGAAACCCGCTCAACCAGCGGATAGGCAGTGCTCCACGATAAGCCGATCTGGCGCGACTTCTCCATCAATTTCAGCCGGGATCGATCCTTGATCCAGCGCTCCTGATACGGGAGAAAGATCGCGTCGGGGTTGGCGGGGATGCATTTTGCGCGACCCATGCGGCTAGCCTACCTCATGCCCAATACGTCGCGCCGGATCCGCTCCACTGTTTCGGGTGATACACCGGCCTGTGCCGCCACGGCGCCGGCCTTCTCGGCCGCCTCTTCGCGGGCGCGCCGGCGCTCATCTTCACGGATATCGCGCTCGCGATCTTCATTGATGGCTGCGGCTTTCTCCAACCGTCCGATCGTCAGCGCCATGCTGTTGAGCATATCCTCATCCATCTCGATGGTGCCATTGTAAGCATCGCGCGTTTTGGCGAAGGCGAGCAGCTGCAGCATCTGGTTGGTGGTGCGGTTGGTGTGCACCGGATCACCGGCGAACTCGCGCTCCATCGCGCGGATCTCCTGCATGCGCGCCGATATCGATTTCTGCCGCTTGCCGAGCCGCGCCACTGCCGAGCGGCTGATCGGCTCATCCAGCTCAATGCCGCGCGCTTTGATCTGCGCCATCAGCCAGCGGTGATGGCCATCATAATCGCGATGGCCGGACTCCCGGATGCGATCGATCAGCTCATCACGCAGATCCTGCGGTAGTTGCGATATTTTACTCGGTGGCGCCATTATTCCCCCGGTCTCGGGCGAGCCACGCCCGGGTGACGCGCACGCCCCATGCCGACATCCACGCCGCGCTGGGTGGCCTTGGCCACAATCATCCCCGCGCCAGCCCGCTCTGTCGTAATCAGCCCCTGCTCTTCCAGCCAAGCGATATCCGCGCTCACCACATCGGCCGACACGCTGTGGCCATACTCCGAGAGCAGGCCATGCAGCACATAGTGATTGATGGCGTAATCCGGATCATCCGCCAGCGCGCGGAGAATCACCAAGCGACGATGCTCGCGTTCAATATCAGACAGTGCCATTACTTCTCCTTATTGATCAGGAATTCATGGATCAGATCCAGCGTGTGCATCTTGCCTTTGATCTCGGAGAGCTGGCGATCCATATTGTTCATGCGTTCGTATAGTGGCTTTAGTTCAGGGTGACCCACCGCAGACTTCAAGCGCTCTTCAATATGCGCCAGCTGCACAGCGTGCGTCTCCAGCTGCTCCTTGGTCACTTTGTTTTTGTTGCTGTTCCAGACAAAGAACCAGAGGCTGAGATTGATCGCGATCACAATCAGCTGCAGGATTAATCGGATATCCTGATAGTTCAGATGCATCACCATCGCTCCTGCATCTGCTGGCACTGCACGCAGCGCACCGCATGTGGCAGCACAGCCAATCGCGCCGGCGGGATCAGTGCATCGCATTCGCAGCACACACGTTCACCATCATCATTCAGGCAAGGCGATTCATGGCGCGCCTGTGTGACGCGGGCAATGGCATCGGCGCGGGCGTTCGCCTCGTGTTGCTCTGCCAGATCAGCGAGATCAGCCATGCTGCCCCTCCCCGATGATTCTGGTTTTATCTTTGGAGCCCGCAGAGCTGCCGAACCAAAAGTTGAGGATCTGCACCTGTGCGGCCGTGAGGATGCCGATCAGCGACCCGAAGAGGATCTGTTGCTGATCGGGTACGGCTACCTTGCCGGCCATAAAGCAATACATGACCACGCCGTAGGCGATGGTATAGGCGACGGATAACACCACCTGCGGCTCTTTGCCTGTTTTCGCGGCCATCTGCCGGGCGCTATCGCGATCATGGGCGGCGATCTTCTCTGCCTCCAGCCCCAGCTTCTTCAGCTGCACCTTGAATGCTTGATCCGCCTCTTTGAGCTTGAGCAACTGCTCCGGTGTCGCCTTGGCGACCGCGCTGGCCAGCTGCTCCTGCTCCTGCCCCTCCTGCGGCGTGACACCCAACGCATTCAGCCCGGCGCGCACCGCAGTGCCGGCCAATGGCCCCCCGATCACTGTGGCGATGGTGGGCGCGATGGTGGATAGCATCCCCTTCAGATCAAAGCTCATCTGCTTGCTCCCCGGCAGCTTTTTGGGCACTGGCCTGCAGGCAAGCGAGCGCCTTTTCATAGAAGGCCATACGCTCCTCCAAGCCATTGTAGCCACCGTTGATGATGCGGGTGATGCGGCGCATATCGCCAACATCGGCCAGATCATTGAGCGCGTGTTGATCCCAGAACCATGCCGCCGACATCGCCACCAGCCCCGGCTGCTCCAGTAGGTGCGGCGCATTGACAAAATCGATGCCCAATGCGCGGCTGGCCGCGGTGTAATTGTTGCGGCCGGTCAGCTGGATCAATCCGCGCCCCATAAACCGCTTGCCATCTCCCGGTTCGGTGTTGCCAAGATCGATGCGCCCTTCGTAGCGTTGCTGCCAGGGCATCGGTCCCCAGATCTCTTTCACATAGCGTAGCCGGCCGGATTCATGACCGACCTGGGCAACAAATGCGGCGATGCGCAATGGCGAATTGATCTCAAAGCATCTGCAAGCCCACGTCACCAGCGGGCTCCACTTTTCAGCACGCGCCTTTGGAATGCCGAATACATCCATCAATTGTTGTGCGGTGATCTGCATCTGATACGCCCCTCCATC